ATTTAGGGACTTAGCTGTGCTAAGTAATTTTCTCTATTAACCACTACAAAAGGTCAATACAGTTTAGCACAAAGTCCCAGCCTACCGTCTATTCAATTTTAAGCATTGCCATAGCCGTACGGTAGTAAAGCTATAGAATGCTTTTTCTAATTAAATTTTTCATAATTAAAAAAATTAATCATTTGCAACATTGCAAATGAAGTCCAAATGTAATAATAAAAAATAATATGGCAAAGATTTACGTAGCAAGTAGTTGGAGAAACTCATATCAACAAGACGTTGTATCGTTTCTCAGAAGTGAAGGTCACGAAGTATATGACTTCACCCATCCCAATGGTGACATGAGTTATGGCTTTTCGTGGTCGAGTATTGACCCTAATTGGAAGAATTGGAGTACTCAGCAATATCAAGAGGCACTCAATCACCCGATTGCGCAAAAAGGATTTGATTTAGATTTTAATGCAATGAAGTGGGCGGATGTCTGTGTTATGGTTCTTCCTTGTGGGCGGTCAGCTAATACAGAAGCCGGATGGATGAAAGGTGCTGGTAAAAGGGTTATGGTTTATTCTCCAAAGGAGCAAGAGCCGGAACTAATGTACAAGATATACGACTTTATAAGTGACAGTATGTTCCGAATTAATGATGAGATAAATAGAGTATAACAAGAATAAAAAGGAGTCGATATGCGTGAAGATATAATGTACATGATAACCTACCCAAATGGTACACTTGTGATGAATACTCAAAAATATTACCGAAGAGATTGCGTCAGGTACTGGCTGGACGGAACTAATTTGACATGGAAACAGATGTATAAGAAAGGTTTTCGCTGTAAAAAAGTGAAAGTGACATTTGAAATAATTGATTAATAACAGTATAGATATGAGTGACTTTGCATGGTTTTTAATGGTACCTATATCAGCGATTATAGGACATTACGCTGCTGAAATAGTCCGGGCGATTTACGGGCGGGAAAGAAAAGAAGACGATAATAAAGAAGTATGATTAAATAGAAAGGAATAAATATGGCTTATCATGCAAAAAGACAAGGCGAAGATGCTTTCTCAAAGAAAGTAGCCCGAAAAGATACAAAATGTTTTATATGCGCTGAATCAATACCCAAAGGGAGCGAACGCTATGTTTCAGGATATGGCAACTCTCTTTGTGATAAATGCTATAAAACATGGATGGAAGAAGGCGGAAAATTGGGGAGTGTTTCCCGTGCAAAAATAAACGTATAACAACAATCAAAAAAGAATATAATGAGAACAATTAAATTTAGAGGAAAATCTAGGTTTGGGATTCATGAATGGTTGTATGGCAGTTTGCTTCTGCTAAACGGCAAGGCATATATATGCCCGGACAAAGCTGCCGTATGGAACATGATTCGGTATGAAGTTATTCTGAATACAACAGGACAATTCACCGGGTTATTAGACAAGAAAGGGATGGAGATCTATGAAGGGGATATTCTTCACACTGTTACATTTGGTTTTGAACCAGAAGAATATACTGCAATTATCCTATATGATAATTGCCGCTTTCAACTATCTAATGGTCGAAATTTATTCTATTTCGGGCAATCTGACCTTACAAGAATGGATGATACTATCGTGATTGGTAATATCTATGATAATCCCGAATTAATTATCCCATAACAAGAACTGATATGAATAAATTATATTTCATTGAGGATTAACTATTAACAAAAATAATATAGAATTAAATGAAGCGTCCACAGAGCAATGGGTTATTTGAAGTTACAGGAGGTCAAGAGAAAGAACGAGGTTTCTGCTGTATGAAGCTGATAACTTTCCTCTCCGCTAATAATGTAACAGATTGGGATGAATGGCATGGAGCGCATCTTTCTGCTATGTCAGGAAGATGCCCGTATGCTTCGCAATGTCCGATTCATGAGAGAACGATAACAGCAGTAGGTAGAAGACCAATACAATTTAGCTTATTTTGAATTAATGACTAAAGAAAAGTGTATTTTATGTGGAAAGGAAACGGTGTCGGTTATTAAAACCGATACCGGCTTTATGTGTTATAATTGTTATGCAGATCAGCGTAATCCTCCACGTTCAAAAGAAGTACATAATAACGAGGAAGCTCGCATACAAACAGAGTTCTTTAAACTTATTCCTCTATATTTTCCTAATATACCTGACAAACTTATATTTGCCGTTCCGAATGGTGGAAGTCGTCATGTACGGGAAGCTGCTAACCTGAAACGTCAAGGAGTAAAGCCAGGTGTTTCTGATGTGATCGTACTTATTCCCAAAAAGGGTTTTGCTTCTCTTTGTATAGAGTTTAAAACGAGGGTAGGGAAACAGTCAGAAGAACAGAAGGAGTTTCAAAAACAAGCGGAATCATGCCGTAATAAGTATGTGGTAGTTCGAAGTGCATCACAGGCAATCGAAGAATTACAAAAATATCTTTCTTAATAGAATTGAAATATGTAATACTGAAATTCCACAGATTGAAATAGCTTTTATATGATAGGGGAGAGGGCATCTGTTTTTTTTATATCTTTGCTCTAAAATTACAAGTATGACATTTGAAGAAGCAGTTTCTTTGGTTGACAGAATTAAAGATCAGGTTGTCGGAGCTCCTGTAAAAGGTAGGCTCATTGAATCTTTGTTCATTGGGCCTACAAACTGGGAAGAAATGCATGTTTTTATGAATATCTGTCTTCAAAAAGGGGAAGATGAAGCTATCGACGAGTTTATTGGAAAAAGTTTCTCTGTGTATGGTAGGTCTGTAACCTATATTAATCCGGATCTTCCTCGGTGGGATGTAACAGTGTTGGATGACTGGGAAAAAACTATTTATAATTGAAAGAGGTAGCTTATTCGGCTACCTCTTTTTTTACAGGCACCAAAGGAGAACAACTTTCTCGATTAACAACTATATCACGCATATTAGGCTTATTATTAAAATTACGAGATATATTTTTTATCATATCAATATAATTATCTGTCCCATCTTCGTACTGTCGATAAAAGACTTTAATAGATAGGCAGTTATCATGCTCAAATAAAGTATTTAATAATGTCCGATCAGAGTTTCCACAAGAATGCCCCATTATAAAGACCTGATATGGACCTAATGCAACAAACTCCAAAAGCTTTCTATAATTTCTTGTTTTATGGTATCGTATAGATTTAATATTCTCTAGAAAATCATTATTCTGTAATCTCTCTATTCTTTCATAATCATCATCTAGCTCATCACCATATCCGAATATAATGGGATTATTTTCATTGTTAAGCTCTCCATGAATATTAATAATCTTGTCATTTCCATTTTTAATATATAATTTTTCTGCCGTTTTTGTATAATTAAAATTTAGAATCAAGGTGTTTGGTATAAGATTCTCTTTTTTAAAATTGTCATTATTAAGTTTCTTATCAATATAGTACCTCAGTTCTTCATCCTTTGTCAAGCATTCATTATATGAAAGATCTCCATGCCGGTCAATGTCAAAATCAAAACGTATATCCATATTAGAAAAAAAAGAGTTAATAAATGCAGTTTGCTTACAAGTGGCAACTTCTTCAAATTCTACATAACTTGAAAAAGCATCTTGTATAGATTGATGTTTTTTCAGTTCTGTGTTTTCAGTAATCCTAGTTAAATATTTTTCTAGCAATCTTTTTACACTATCAAACTCTTTATTAAGCGTATGGATACTTTCGTTTTGCTTTTGGTAATTTTCTTCTTGAAGTAGCTCTTTCAATGCCTTATAATATTCATTTTCTATATCTACCCAATTCACAAGAGAACATTGATGAGATATACGCTCAAAAAAATGATTTGTGAACGTTAAAGTAACTGTCACATTTGAACTAGGATCATTATTATGCTCATCAATTAGTGTATGCAATTTCCATAAAGGACTATCTTCTTTATAAGAAGAACAAACTTTATTAACTCCGGTTTTATCATATTCTTTTCCAATTTTTATAAACTGATCTTCATAGTCATTAAGAGGGTGTTTGCCCCCTCCATATTGTTGGTCTAACAACCGCCAGTATTTATCATAAATCCCTTCTTCAACAGTATCCCAATAATCATTTATAAAATCTTTATATCCAGTCTTTAAATTGTGAGCTAAATCAAAACCGTTACCAATAATTATAATTCTATTCATACTGGAGACTTATTTAAGTTAATAACAAAAATATCATAATTCAAGAACGAAGTTATGATCGCATTTATTTCCCATATTATATTTTTAAACATTCAATATTATTATTGTTTACAAAATCTTCAAACTCACCTTTCAATTCCCTACTCAATTTTAATTCGCTATTCCAAAGAGGTAATCTTTTATTTTGTATAACAGACTCCAATATTAAACAGTATTCTACTAGTAACGGATTGTCATTTTCTGTATTATACCAACATATTTCCAATTCGAAGATAGATAGCGCACGCATTTTTTCAGGCCACAGTTTCCATCTAGGAGTCTTTTGCTGCTTCCCAATTATTCGTCTTTTTAGTCCTCCTTTGCGATGCACTGTCTTTCCATTTTCTATATGCCCCGAACTTCCGATATAAACTGGAACCTTCGTCCCTTTAAAATAGCCATATACAATATACACTCCACAACAATCATCAGGAATTTGAGCCTTCTCACATTCTCTATTCAAATTGTCATCAATTGTGAATTTTAAACATCCCTGTTTATTATAGCGATTTAATAAATCAAACATGCCTTTCCAAATGTTTTTTTATTATTTTTGCCATCTCCTTTAACATATCATCCTTTACATCCGCACTTAGCTGACGAGTGTGGATTACAAGTTTTCTACCACTGGCATCATGATGAGTATAAAACCAATTCCCTTTATTAAACAAAAATCTACCGACATCATCACCGTCATAAGTGACACCAAAAATCTTATCTATCTCGCGAATATTGTCATTATTCTGAATATAATTAGAACATGCTAATATAATCACAGGAAAACTTTGAATAAAGGAGGATACCTGGAATAATTCTTTCCGTGAGGAAATTCCACTTTTATCGGCTTGAGCAGTTCGGAGACTAGGGGTATCATTTATCTCGGTAGTAAATATTTGAGTTGGGAAATCAACATACCGATTGTGAAACCCTTCGCTGCCATAGATATAATCTTTTAATCTCTGATACTTGCTCCAAGTATTTACACCCCACCCCTTTGCTACGTTAACATCTTGTTCTACTTTATGACATAACTCCATAATTGTATCATTACTAACATGATTATCCCACATAGATGCATTGCTGTTATAAGACTCATCAGGTTCTTCCATTGCAGACTCTTTACCCACTATTAGTATTTTAGAGTTAGGGTTTCCCCAACCAACATATTTACCATTTTGATTACAGTAATTTACAAATTCCTTAAATTCATCTAAGTATTCCATAGTATATCAATTTTATTTGGACAAATATATATGATTATTTTATATACGACAAATAATAATTAAAAAGCCTCGACTACACTTAGTCGAGGCTCATTCCTTTTGGAGTAAATAGCGTATTGTCTCTCGCTTTCGAAAATTAGCAACTTTTCCGTAGAGAGATGATACAACAGACATCCACGTCTGTACACAAATATACGAAATATAAATGAGATAAGCAAAAGAAAAGCCCCGAATCAGAGAGACCTTTTCGATAACGAGTAAATTTCTACATTGTGAAGGCAGTGATTGTTACTGAATGGGTAAAAGAAAAAGGGATGCGTCACTTCATTTTGACATACCCTCAATCAGTTACAAAATATGCTACTCATTTTAATGCTTTAAATTGTTGTATCTCCACTTTTGGTTCTTCGTTATCATTATTCAATGTGTCTTTTACTACATCTTGAATAGTATTTGCATTAATCATTACTGATTGGCTATTCTTATACAGAAAGAAAGTCAACATAAAATACAATGCGACTAATATTAGACCAAATAGAAAACGCCTAGTGAAAATATATTTCTGCAAATTCATTCTTTGAATTAACAAAGGAGAAATAAACAGATACGAAGATGCGAAAAGTAATAGTAATACCCCTAATCCAATAGTATTAGCTATCAATTGATATAAATTTAGAGTCGTGTTATTTATGAATATATTTACAATTCCAAAAAGAAAAGTAATAGTGGCAGTAAATATTGCAATTAAATCATAAGCTTTTTTATCCGAAGTTTTAATATCATCTTTGATCTGTGTTATCTCTTTTCTCTCAATAGATAAATCACAACGAAATCTCAAATACTCCTTAGTTCTATTAAATTGTTCTAATCGTTCTTTTAATGTATCATAGTTAATATATTTAGCATAAGCCGAAGGAACGAATAGCATAATAAGTTCATCACCTGCACTATACATTGATTCTCCAAAAGGTAATTGAAAAGGGAAAAATTGATGAGAACGACTCCATTCATAAGCTTCTTCATATAAAAGAATTACACGATCAAGTTCTTCCAATTTATCCTCTATAAGCCTATCATCAAAATCATCTTTCCCAATATGGAATTCAATGCATTTAATAATAGCTTCTATAGCCTTCTCGTATGGATGGAAGTTTTTCACTCCAGTTCTTGCTTGTATATTCTCTATATGTCTAAGTTCTTCCTTTATTTGTTTTAAATTAGGTTCGCACTTTTGTGTATAAAAAGAAAAACGACAATTATGCAAGAAATTTAAAATTGAATTTAATGAAAATTTATCATATTCTTCTATTGAGCTACTAGGATTGATAAATCCTTGTGAATCTCGTTTTATTTGATAAATGGCTGAGTACTTTCTTAAAACAAAGTCCATCTTAGCAATATCAGATTTTACAGATAGATTTTGTTTATAATATTTCATCAACAGAACAAACGATTTCAATTTGGGATTAATACTATTAATATCATTCCAAAGTTCATTAGCTTTTTCTTCTGAACTACATTCCTCTATAACAAACTCATCATAATAGCCAACATCTAATTCTGCTGGATTTATGCAAACAATGTTCGATTCAGAGTTTATATATAAAGGAGCATTTTTAATCTTACGTATAATAAAGTGGCATTTATGAAGTAATATAGATAAAATAGCCCTTCTTTCCGAACTACCTTCACTTATATATTCCATCAATCTGTTTCTACTTAAAAGCAGTTTGTGAAATTCATCTTCACCGATAGGAAACCTATAATCAAATAAGCATAGAGGAATCGTTATATCAGAGAATAATTTAAGAATTTTATCTGTAGATTTGATATTCTTCAGTTTGTAAAATCCATATTTGTATCTATTCTCTTCAGTATTAAATTTATTTTTGGAAACTGTTACAAAATAATTATAATGCTTCAGCGCATTATAAATTGAGTAGTTCAAATCTCTATACCGTGATAATAGTCTATCTACTTTTTCACTTCCTGATTCTGACAGTAATGGAGGAGCATACTCCACTGCTGCTGCTGTCTTATCCAGAAAGCGATTCAAGACATCAATGAAATTATGAACATTAATATACTCACCACAAATAATGGACTTACTTAATAAAATAAAGCACGTTTCAAAGAAGCTTTCTACCTGAACATTCTTATTAAAAAACACTGATTCATCCTCACTACCATTTGGAAGCCAAGATTCAGGAAACTCTTCTATGAATTGATTATAACACTGTTCTAGTATACAGCTCATCCTTGTTTATTTATTCAAAGTATTTATTTCTATCGCTTCGAATTGATTCTATAGTCATTTTATAGCTTGACATATCCATTAACTTGGCAAAATTTATAGATTGCTTCCAACTATCCCATTTATGTGTAATTTCCACTAAATCAAAAGCGTTCAATAAAATAAGTAATCTGTTTTTTTCTTTTAAAGCATATACAGCATTCTTCACAGGAAGATAGTCATTTTCATTATAAGGCAATGTGATATCTCTTTTTTTCGTTATTGATCTTTCTGTCAGAACGTAAGAAGGCAGATTGTCTTTTTGAATTGCATTATATATGTCACTTTCAACAGGCCCATAGGGGAGAGCACAGAAATTATCAAATGTATCCAAAAGGTCTCTAGTATCTTCTCCCTTAGGAACTGCAGTCAGAAACAAAAGTTTAAGCATAGACAACTTAGAACAGTTTTTGAATTCTCTATTCTGCTCCTTATTCTCTTCGTTATACCATTCCTCAAATAAGGATAGCATATAATCAAATGCATATATTTTATTCATAAGACTTATTTATTTCTCTATATCAAAGACACTGTTATTAACTAATTACTACAAATAAAATCCTAAATAGTTTGTTGCATTATGTAGTATTAGCACAAAAACAACGTAATTATGCTGCAAAAGTAACGTAATTTACTAGAAGCGGAAATTAAATAGATAATTAATTAGATAATTATGCTGCCAAACATAGGATAATTGACATATTAACATTGCAAATGTGCTACTTTTTCCTCCACCTATAAACCAACCACCCCACAATAAACAAACCTATTATACCTATATACACTTTATCCTTATGCAAATCCCACCATGATAGTTCTACGACAGTTTCTTTTTGATTCAGCAAAACATTAACCTTATTACTAATAGTATCAAGTCGATTCGATAACTGCTGCAAAGTAATGGATAATGTTTCATCAACTTCTATTCGTTCCTGTTCCTGCTTGGAAGCGGTGGTAGTACTTTCTTTGACCGGATATTGCTTCCCTGTTGAATCCGGATCAGACAAGTAAACAGTTGTATTTTCAATCTTCAGATCACTTAGTTTGTCTGTAGTAATTTTCGTTTGCTTATTCACATCCAGCCGTAGTGATTCAATTAAGTTTCGCAAATACAAGAAATCCCCTGAATAGTCAATCTGTTTCTGCGTCTCGATATTACGAGAAGTTTTGCAGGAAGTAAACCATATTCCCGACATCAGGAATATGGTTATATAGATTAGCGCTTTCATGGTCGGATCACTGTATTACGAAGAAAATTAGAAAATTCACTCCGTACATCGAAACAGGGGCATGCCTTGATATATTCCCTAGACTCTACCTCTCCACTGCCATCCAGATCGGGCGAAGTATCACGATGTCCGAGCACTTCAATTATAGGATATTCCTTACAGAGCTTCGCGACCAATTCACGCAAACTAGCTTTTTGAGCGGGCGTCCGTGTATCAGCAGGTTTTCCGGCTGCATCTAAGCCACCGATATAACAGATGCCAACACTATGCTTATTATATGAAGACTCTGAAAATCCTTTGGTATTGCAATGGGCCCCGTCAATACTTAACGGTCGCCCATTCTCAACCATTCCGTCCAAGTCAATGACAAAGTTATAACCTATTTGGTTAAACCCTCTTTGTTTATGCATACGGTCAATGTCCTTTGCATGTAAATCCTGCCCGGTACGTGTGGCAGAACAATGGATGATAATTGCATCAATAGTTTTCATTTTGCGTCTCCTTTTTGTAAGTAGTTCGTTAAATATGGTATGTTCTTTATAAACTCGACACTTAGTACATAATGCAGGAAAGCTACTACCTTGTAACCATTACTAGAGTTAGGGAGAATCTCTTTTATGTTTCGAAGAATGTTCACCCCGTAGAAATAGAAAACGCTATACGTAATAAATGAGACACATTGTAGCGCACCTTCCGGATTTCCCTTGTGTTCACCTATAAAGTAGATGCAGCTAACCAAGGCAAAGAAAATAGTTGCTTCTACGATACACCTCCAAGCTTTTTTAAAAGAAAAACTCTCATGATTGATAAGGAGTGCAGTAAGCAGTCCACAAATGAAATTAAGAGCAAATACTGCAATAAGACTTTTGATCTCCCCAGAGATAGGATTGAGATAAGCAGCTATGCCGGTAATCAATCCAATAAGTAAGTTTTTGAAATAATCCATAATCATTTATCTAAAATATTAATACTTCATTTCAAGACCTCACCACAATCGTCAATGGCTGTCTGAAATACCTTCTTCACTTCGCCAGAGGTTAGCCCATGATCCTCATGTAACGAGAAGCCGGTTACTCCATTTCGCGATGCATTGAAGAATCCGACAGTCGTTTCATCCTTAATGATTTCGGCAGTAATATCTTTGACTGCCTCGGTGCCACGGGTTGACATTCTGTATTTAACCCTGATAGCTTCCGTAACCTTAGTTGTAGCGGTACTGTTAGTTGCTGTGATGTTCATTCCTTGTTTCCTCCTTCTATTAAATCATAAATTTGTCCGTATGCACCAGATACAAAGAAATCTGCACAAATTTCCTTCAATAAGGTTGCATCTTCTGTCTCTATATCAAGTACACCACGATTGTTAATAATCTGTTGTAACATTTTATACGCACGCAACTTTTTCGACATATCCAAACCCTGTTGAGGGTTAGAACCTGCTGCATACAATGCCTCTGAAACCATATCACGGAGATACTGCTTTACCTCTTTACCGTTGACTACTTTAATAGCTTCATTGCCTTTAAAATCGAGTAAAGGCCTGTTTAAATTGATTTTCATAATTATTTATATATTAAGCGATTGATACCAATAACCCTTTTCTGAATTTCATATTACTACCAAAATCGAAATCAATACCTTGGTAATAGTTAATCCCACCATTTCCATCCCTAGATGTAATACAGCCAAAATTATCAGCTAAGCACAATTCACTTGACAATGTTCCTTTCACGTAAACACCTCCATCAAAGAAGCCGGCATACGTTGTATTTGCCTGTGGATAACTCCGGTCTGATTCTTTAAGATTTCTCGACGCATAAATACAAGCCCCACCTAAATTTGAGCCAATCGCAGCAACTCCAAATCGTCCATCGGTAGCTGCGTCGAATGTTACATTTACAACACCTTCTTTTGATGTTCCGGAGCCTAATTTCAAACTGCGAGATGTTCCACCGAAGTACCCTGAACGTGTCCAAACAAGACGACCACCTTCAATGGTAAAGCCACCAATAAAACCGGAAACTGCTTCAATGTGCCTAACCTTTATCAAATCAGTATTCAGGTAACCGCCTACCACAATGGTAGTGCCTAACTTCGCATATTCAACTGCATCCTCAAATGCCAACTTACCTAATCCGTCTCTATCAATTTTAGAGTTAATCACTGTCTGCAGGTCACTATGCAGTGCGGTGATTGTAACAGCACCTTCTAGGTTAATCTTTGAAGAGTGAATCGTCGTTTCACCTGCTGCCTGGTTAATATAGGATATAAGCGTATTGCCGTTTTCCAGTTCTTTAGAAGCATATATCTTATTGCCGTCTGCTGTGGTAATCCACCCGGCAGTATCTATCCGCTGCGTCAAGCTATCAACTCGAGTTACTTGTGCGGAGATTTGAGTATTGAGCACTTTCAGATCGGCACTACACTCATCTGAATAGCTTTTCAATTTGTCTTGAATAGCTTTGTTTGTTCCTTCAACAGCTGTATTGAAACTGGCTAAAGCAGAGTTGAATAAAGCGAACTTATCATCTACATTCTTTTTTTCCTCAACAGTCGTTTGTCCATCTGCAATAGCCGTATTTATTGCAGCAATAAGATTATCAATTGCACCTGACAAAGAAACCTTAGCATTAAGTAGATCTGTTTTAGCAGAGCCTTCCAGATAGGCATTCACGTATAGTTTATTATATGTAGCTTCAACGGCAGATTTCGTATTCTTAACTGTATTCAGATACTTCTCTATTGCTTTCGCTTCCGCCCCGTCAATAATGCCATCAGCAAAAGCTCCATCTACGTAGTCATGTAAGCCATCGACTGAATCGGCTGCATCTTGTGCAGCCTTGGCTGCGTTCGCAGCGTCCTCTAAAGCTTGTATCGCTTGTTTCAGTGCCTCGTCGGAATATTCCTTTAGTTTATCCTGTATTGCCTTATTAGCTTCCTCAACAGCTGTGTTGAAAGTCGCTAAGGCTGAATTAAACAGAGTAAACTTATTATCTACCTCTCTTTTTTCCTCTACAGTGGCCTGTCCGTCAGCGATGACCGTATTGATAGCATTTATAAGGTTCTCAATACTTCCCATCAATGTAACCTTAGCATTGAGCAAACTAATCTTTGCAGAGCCGGATAAATAAACATTCGTGTAGAGTTTATTGTAAGTTGCTTCGATAGCCTGTTTGGTATTGTTGACAGTATTGATATACTTTTCAATAGCTTTTGCTTCTGCTTCGTCTATAATTCCGTCAGCGAAGGCTCCATCTATATAGTTATGAAGTCCTTCCACTGAATCAGCAGCATCCTTGGCCGCTTTAGCTGCATCCTTTATTTCCTGATGAGCATCTTCCCATTCAGATAGATTTTCTAATCCGGAGGAACCGGCTTTAATTTGAATATTTCCGCCTATTTCCCCTTTTACCAAATCGAAGTACGTCTTTCCGTCCGGCGAAATAATCCGTTCTGTTGTTACACGTCCCGGGAGAATCTCTGTGAATCCGTATAATTCGACAAAACTTCTACTACCGTCATACTCACTATTAAGCACTCCAGTGAGTAAATGATAATATCCGGTTATCTGTTCCATTTTAATAGCCGTTTCACTCAAGAGGAATGTCCCTGTTTGATTCTCCTTGCTAACTTTGGCATACAGATAATATTTCTTTACCGGATCAATAAGCACCGGAGAATTGTATTCAGCCATATCCCAGTACTTGTATTCATCTGCCTTGTGGGAAGAAGAAAGAGAGCTAATGCCTAGTGTCAAATGCTGAATGATTCCTGCCGGAGCGTTCAGTATTTTAGTATTGGCATTATAGGTGATATTATGAGCTAATTGAACCGGATTCGTTTTTGAATTGACAAAACGGAATTGTAAACTTTCATCACCTACAAGCAGTTGCATGGTTGAAACGGTTATCGGATTGACAGAGCCGGAGAAATTCAACAGTGCATCTTCAAGCATAGACATCGTTTCCTTCGCATCTCGGAACCGTCTCTTTGTGAATTGAAGTGCATCCTTATGCTTCTCAATAACTGTCACCTCGTTAGTTTCGATCTTGTTCAGATCACTTGAAACAGACGTGCCTATCGGTTCGTTAGACAATTCAATTTCGGGTGAATACGGATTATTCACAAAACGTTTGATTCCGATCATCCGGATAAGAGAACCTTCCGGATGAAACTGTGTGTCAGAGAAGTTTACATATCCACCTAGCACAATCTTTCCGCCTATCTCCAACCAGCGTTTTTTAGCCCAAATACCGTCCAATGTCCCGGTAAATATGAATGCTTTATCTTCATGTTCATAGAGGTATTTAGCAGCTTCCTTGAAAGCTTCCCAGCTCGCACCCGTTTGTGTACTATCGTTACAGATATAAGCCTTCGGCAATTGCATTCCGAACACTGCGTATGTATCACCAACCTTCGGTCGCCAGACTTCCGGCTCCGGCATAGTAATACCATCAATTTCCTGCGGAACAATTTCAAATCGACGTGCCTCTTTCTTGTCTTTCGCTTCATGGATATACTTTACTTCGAACTCCTTGCCTGTAAGCATACCAGTCTGGAAAATAACCGTCATTGTTTCTCCTGCTATGAGACAATCTTCGAAATTCAACTCTTCAGGAATGTCTTTATCTACAAAGTCAAAGAAGTTATTCTCCTTGTTCACTTCAATAACAGAACTAACAGTACCAACACGGGAAGGATAAATAGCTGTACAGTCCAGACTATCTTCCTTTGCTGTTGTAAGTTCTTTATCAGCACGCATGACACAAGTTCCATCCGCATCTGTCTTATACGTTTTCCCTTCGTAAACAAGAGTCTTATTCTTTGGAAGTAACAGGTATTTAGATCCGTATGTAGAATAATCAATATTGCGATCTGTAGTTTCTACCAAAATTATTTCGGGTGGTATATCCCCAGAAGTCCTACCAACACCGACCTTGAAGCCGTGGCCTTTACCATACGACAGTTTCAAAGGGTTCTCCTTGTTATACTCAACTTTACGCAGATGGATAGTCTTAATTTGCTTTCCATTCACAGTTTCTTCAGTGATCTGCCATTCTGTTTCATATAGTTCTGCAAGTTGATTGAGAGCGTCAAGTATATAGGTGTGATTGTAGTTGATTACTTTCTCCGTTCCCTCGATACAATCACCGACTTTCCACCCGGTACTCCGACGGTTCAGGTTCTCAACAAGTAGACGTAGATGTTCGTGTGCCTTAGCTGTATATGAGAACTTAATACTTCTGTCAATGGTATGGCGTACTTTCCACAACATCGTATCAGCCTTCCCAGTTTCCAGAATCAATGTATATTCGAAGTTACGTTCACCGTTTTTCTTGAAATTGCTATCCTTCTTCAAAGAATAACGCTTTCCGTAGAAGTCACACCAAGAGCCAACCGGTATTTCCAAGTATCCCGGATGAGAAAAATACAAAGTGAGTGTATCTTCTCCCATGATAGCTTCATAAGAGTAGCTTTCATCCTTTACTTCGATTTTTATTTCCTTATCACCATTATATAAAATCATATCACCTTTAGAATTATATCCTAAAATATAAACGTCAAATAGAAATGTGTTGAATAATAGGCATAAAAGTAAGGAAATGATAGACGAATCATTGCCAAAATAATATATAACACACAACATCAACGGCATTGTCACGAAATAAATCAAAATGAAAAATATTTAAAAGAAATCACTCAAAATGTAGTTTAATTCACCTAAGTTCTCTCGAAACTAATGCAATTCAAGTAAACAGTCAAAGTTTAGGACAAAACGGATATGTTAAGTATAGTAATGGCTTATTAATGCAATGGGGAACAAGAGCCGGAGCAACGGGGACAACTAGTCTGTATTTCCCTACCAGCTTCTATGATACTAATTATAACGTTTATCTTACTGGAGGGATAAACGTTACAGGTGAATCATTTGTGTATGCTCCGGGTTATGACCCTAAGAATAAGAATAAATCATATTTTAAATTCCTTACCCGTGGAATAAATTCAACTCCGGCTATCGTTTGGACTGGCTGGGATTTTACATGGTTTGCGATAGGTCGGTGGAAATAAATTAAAAACAAATATCATGAAGTATTGGAAACAAGGATTTTATGACGAACCTATAGATGGTTCGGTAGAAATTACAGAAGAACATTATCAGGAGTTATTGGTAGGACAATCGGCCGGGCTACTCATAGCTGAAAGCCAAAAGGGATATCCGATCTTAGTTGTGCACGAAGCTACTATCGAAGAAACCAGAGCGCAAAAACTAAATGAATTGCGACTTTATGATTTATCCGAAACAGTAAATCAATTCAGTATTAATGACGTATTCGGTTGGTTAAACAAAAGTACCCGTGTGGGGCTTATGAACTCAATCAATATTGAGAAAGAAGCCGGACGATCTGAAACAAGTATCTGGATTGGTGATATAAAGTTTATCTTATCAATCGAAAGAGCTATTGACATGTTACAACAGTTAGAATTGTATACCCTTGCGTGTTATGACACGACACAAAGGCATACGAAGGCTATTAGTCAATTAGAGACAAAAGAAGAAATTGAAGCATACAGCTTCAAAACTGGTTATCCCAGAAAGCTCAACTTTTCCGGATACCCTATCGTATAATCGTAGTTTTCAATTTCCTCAATTGTCTGCAATGATCTGACTGCTGCGATGTGAGATTGTGTCACATTGTAGCAGTTGAGTGCATACAGTTCTAAGGCATTCAACATTGCTAAAGCGTTAGGTATAGGGATAACATACTTCACTGCATCATACCATAGGGTTGTATGCGTTTTCCCTACATTTTTCTCAATCGAAATTGAGTTAAATAATCCAACACGTGTGGATTTGTCTAACCATACACTTTCCCCTTCAATTTTAAAAGAATTGACATCGGCCGATTTGTCAAACATCTGTATTTCAGATATTTTCATTTTTCGCACTTCTTCAATGTCGTACTCATATTCTACCAATATTGGGTAGCCATTCTTGCTTTCAACTATAATCAACCCAGCTGATTGCCCTGCTAATAGTTGATTGTAATACTCATCCATAATTTCTACCGAACCGTCTACCGGTTCATCGTAGAATCCATTTTTCCAATACTTCATGATATTTGTTTTTAATTTATTTCCACCGACCTATCGCAAACCAGTCCCATGATTCTTGTGATAAACCAGTAGTCCCCCCACTTGCATAATTTCTATTCAAATAAAATCTACTAACTGTTTTATTTATTGCCAAAGGAGATGATGAATATACGGCGGAGTCACTACTAGGCTTATATACAGTTGCAAATATTTTATATTCAGTATTATAAAAAGATGTAGGCATAGTCACACTATACGAAGCTGTAGATGAACCTCCAACTCTGCCCCATTGTACAAGTAATCCATTATTAAATTTTGCATAACCGTTCAAGGATAGATTTACGCTTATTGCGTTCGATAGATCAGCTAAAGCATACGTAGTCTCGAGAGAACTTAGTAAAGTTTTCTCTGCATCAGTCATAAATTTTCTTGTAGTACTTTCTTCAATCATTGATGCTGGATGAGAAGCCGGATGAGAGTAATTATTAGCTCCGGAGGCTATTCCACTAAGTTTTGTACGTTCTGCATCCGTCATAAAACGATGAGTCGAATCTTCTTCAACGTCCGTCGCTGTATGTTTATGAGAACTTGCAGCATAACTACCCTTAGGTTGGTATACTGAATCGTGGTTGTGATTTCCTGCCGCTTTACTATTCCAAGCATCTTTTTCCGAATCTGTGACAAATCTATGTATAGAATCATCCGTGATGTCAGATGCCGAATGCTTATGTGATAAAGCTGCATAATTCCCTTTTGGTTGATACGTAGAATCATGATTATGGTTTCCCGCAGCCTTACTGTTCCAGGTCTCTTTTTCTGTATCAGTAACAAAGCGGTGAGTACTATCCGGAGTAATATCCGTTGCTCCGTGTTTATGCGAACTCGCTGCATAACTTCCTGCTGGTTGATAGACCCCTGCATGATTGTGATTAGATGGAGATGCACCTACTTCGCTTGCTGTGTAACTAGGTTTACTAGCAGCCTTCGCCCATGCAGGCACATCGCTCGCAGGCATAGAGGAGGGGAAATCACTGATTTCAGACTTTTTGTGAGTATGCGCTTTCGGTACACGTGTATCACTTAGACGTGCATCATTTCCCTCGCATACGGTTCCTTCCGCACTACCAAAATTCTTATTAAAGGCCGAATTCTTGGTAAATGCAGGTTCATAAGTACCTGCATGATTGTGATTAGATGGAGATGCACCTACTTCGCTTGCTGTGTAACTAGGTTTACTAGCAGCCTTCGCCCATGCAGGCACATCGCTTGCAGGCATTGAGGTAGGGAAATCACTGATTTCAGATACCTTATGCGTATGCGCTAATGGAGGCCGTGCATTACTCAAACGCGAATCGTTACCCTCACATACAGTCCCGGCGGTCGTACCGAAATTCTTGTTAAAGGCGGTCAGTTTAGTGATTATCAGTTCATATCTGCTATCATGGTTATGGGAGTCCAAAGCTGCTTTCAATGCCTTTCCTTGTTCGGCAGAAAGCACTTTATTAGTCCCTCCACTTGTCAGATTATTAACAATATCAGAAATATTAAGTTTCTTTCCTAGCTCTGTTGCCATCGTCGTGGCAAAGTTAGGATCATTGTTAAGTGCGTTCGCTAACTCAATAAGTGTATCGAGAGCATCCGGAGCACCGGCAACAAGTGCATCGACAGCAGCTTTCACTTTTGCATCAACTCCCGATACAGCATTATTAGCAGCCAGTGCAGCAGCGTTCGCATCGTCAGTCGCTTTTTTTGCTAAACCTGTCTGCTCAACAGATGCATCCTTGGCCGTATTTGCTTCATCTGTCGCTTTCTTCGCTAAGGCGGTTTGAGCTTCTGATTCAGCTTTAGCAGCATTGGCCCCTGCAGCCGCAGTAGTTGCAGCATCTTTAGCTGCATTAACACTACCAGCCGCAGTATTAGCCGCATCCGTGGCTTTCTTAGCAAGGGCTGTCTGCTCAACAGACGCATTTTTAGCGGCATTTGCATCGTTAGTAGCTTTCTTAACGGCTTCAAGCTCTGCCGTGGCTTCTTCTGTTGCCTGTGTCATTTCCTGCACAATACCGGCATACTCTGACTTACGTTGAGACTCTGCTTCGACACGTTCCGTTTCAGCGTTTACACGCTTAGCCTCATTTGATCCGCGAGTACCTTCTGCAGTTTTACGCGCATCTTCATTCTGCTTTCTCTTGTCTTCTTCTGACGAACGGGAAGTTTCAGCCGTAGCGCGGGAAGTTTCAGCAGCGTTTCTCTTATCTTCTTCGGAGTCACGGTTTGTCTCCGCTGACTTGCGGGCGGTTTCGGCAGATACACGTTCAGATTCGACGGTAACGCGTTCAGATTCGGCAGCCACACGTGAGGTTTCATTCGTTTCCCTTGTCGCTTCATCTGCTTTCCGCTTATCCTCGGCAGAAACACGGGTAGATTCAGCGGAAGAACGACCACTCTCCGCAGTTTTTCGTTTGTCTTCTTCCTTCACACGTTCCGATTCAGCAGAAGAACGACTTGTTTCAGCGGTCTTACGTGCATCTTCATTACTTTTACGTGTTTGTTCATCCGACACACGTTTAGCTTCTGTATCAACACGTCCGGATTCAGCAATTACCCGTTTATCTTCAGCAGTTACGCGGGCCGCTTCTTCTGTCTTACGCGCATCTTCATTTTGCTTTCTGATATTTTCAGCAGAGGAACGTCCGGTTTCAGCCGTAACACGTTCTGTTTCGGAAGTCTTTCTTTTATCTTCTTCGGAGACACGGGAAGTTTCGGCAGATTTGCGTGCATTCTCATTAGCCACACGTTCGGATTCGGCATTGCCTCTTCCTATTTCGGAATCTTTTCTAACCTGCTCGTTAGATTCTCGTGTACCTTCGTCAGCTACACGTTTCTTTTCTGCATTATCCCGTGCAGTTTCAGCAGTAGAGCGTCCACTTTCAGCGGTTTTACGTGCATTCTCATTAGTGATACGAACGGATTCAGCTGCTTCCCGTGCCTGTTCTTCACGAGAACGTTCGGTTTCAGCAGTTTGCCTGGATTGTTCGGAAGCATTGCGACGGGATTCAGCGGTTTCACGAGTCGATTCATTCTCTTCAACTGTGGCTTCTAACTGCCTCATATCGGTAGTTGCTATTTGTGCATCACTCGTAGCCTTGAGCATATTATCTAATGCCGTCTGAATCTTCTCTAGCCCGAATTTAAGGCTAGTCTTAACACCGCTAACAATTCGGTATCCGATAGTGAAGAAGCCTTTCATGTCGTTAGCTTCATCTAATTCTGATATTCTTTTCTTTTTTAATGGCATGGCTTCTATACTTTTTCTATTTTCACTTTTCCGCGATTGACAAACACAGACAATTTGTTATCAGTAATATGTTCACAAAGAGACATATCTGATAATGTACAAGTTGCTATACAATCACAAACTTCATAAAGGGAACATTTGTGACATTTGAATCCTTCCAGGTCCCATTGTACCGCCTCATGATATTCTCCTTTAATTACGATTCCATTCATTTCTTTTTCATCCATGGCCTCTTCAATTTAAATCAATATAAAATTCTCCATCCTCTGTTATGATAAACTCACCCGCTTCGGATGCAAGCAAGAACTCCGTTTCTCCGATCCGGAAGCTGGTAAAAACAAGTTTTAAAGTGAACTCCCACCATACACCATTATTTAGCATAAAAGTATTTGTCTGACAGGACTTGTAATAACAGGGATAGCTTTCACTCCACTCATCGCAATAAAATATACGTTCCGCATCGGAATACTCATATCCTTCATCATCGACCTTGGCAGACAGTTTTGTGAGATCATGGAGTAGGGCATCGTGATTACGCCAGAATGCTTCAATTGTTCTGGTACGCATTAGGCATTTGAGAGATACTTCTTTCGTCTGAAATTTCACAACTTCACCATCGTAGATTGCTCCGTCTTGACGCTTAAAATTCTGTAATAGGTTCTTTTTTACCGTCGGAGCCTTTAGTATTTCAGCATTACTACCTTGCAATACGACTACGCCATAATCGGATAAGTCTTTGTCATCAATCTCGTAACCTTTAGGCATTGGAAGCTCATTTACGGGCTCCTGGTATTCGTAATCGACTTCTCGGGGGAAGTCGTTACTAAAAATAAATTTAGCAACTTCAAGGCTCGGATTAATAACATAGCTGCTTTGGGAAGACAGACGTAACTTATAACTCCTGTCAATGAAAGGAAAGTAAAATTCATGATAGCTTAAGTCAGAAAGTATATCAATCAATCCACCAATACCCAAACTGCCTATATACGCAAATTCAATGCTTACTTCGGCCGTATCCAATGCAGGACAAGAAAGATCGAATTCTTGTCCATCCTCCTCCGGCCAATCATTCTTATCTGGTTCCTTCATGGCAGGAAATGCTACAAGATTATTATAACTTCCCTTTGTAACACATATACCCAAGCTGGTATATGCCTCTATTCCGTCAATCAATAATTGCCCTTTCATCGCTTTAATGTTATACCTTTAGTGTTTAACGTGTCTATTCCCAGCTTTACAGCGTACATGAACTCTCTTATTTCCACAAGGTTAGATGTGTAATTGGAGATATCCGATAAATGGGAAACAATAGTATCATTACCCCGAAGCATTTCAGCCATATTCTTATCCATATTTATTAGATATGACAGTTTCTCTGCTATTTTCTCTGTTCCTGAATTAATACTCTTAACTTCCTCATTTATAGAATAAGTATGCGAAGTCATTACAGCAAAGCTTCCATCTAGTTTGTTGGCTGAATCTTGCGACATTGAAGCAAATCCTTTCTTTGATGCCTCACGCTCATCGTCGTTATCATTCCAGCCGAACATTTCTGCCATTGCATCTCGTTTTGCTTTCATTTCATTAGAGAGCTGTTGCCCTTCTGCCTTCAGTGCATTATACTCATCTTCAGTCACACCGTCATCCATAGCATTGTTAAGTTTTTCTCTCCAAGCCATTAAGCTGTCCATGAATTCTTCTTTAAGCATAGAATTTACGATGGCATTCTTCATATATTCCTCGAAGTTATCAGCGAAGTCAGCAGAATCGGCGTCCATATCATTAAGCAAGTCCTGAAAGTCTGAACGAAGAGAGCTGTAATCAAGAAGCGTGGTATCAGCTATTTGCTGTTCCAGCACCTCCGCTACCTGCCCGACACCATTTGCGATTTGATCTGCAAATTTCTGCGTGTCTGAATCAAGTTGAGACCAGAAGATACCGGCATGTTCCTGAAGTTCCGCAAGTTGCTCATCGGTCAAATCAAATAATCCAGTCATACGACCACCCATTTTCTTTTTAAATTCCTTTACGGACATGCCTAATGCCTCTGCAGCTTGTTTCCAACCTTCACCGGACATATCATCTACTTCATCATAACCCTTTGAGTGTGACTTTCCAGAAGCACCAGAATTTAAGTATTGTTGCCCCAGTACTCGGGCATTTGCGCTTTGTTCTTTGATATTGGCAATAGCAGCTTCATAAACAGCGTTTGCGGTATCTCCTGTCAAGGTCTCCGCTAACTCCAGCTGTTTCTCAATTATCCGATCAAGAATATTAATATAGGATTCATACGTTTCTTTCGCTTTCTCGTATTTTTCTGTCGTATCGTCCTTAGTGAACATACTGAAAATCTTTGTTGCTACCTGTATAACGGCACTAATAACAGCAAGAATAACAGATGCCTTCTCAACTGTACTGATAGCGTTAGCCGATGTATCTGCTGCCATTTCAACACCACTCATAGCAGTCAATGCAAAGGTTCCTATTTCACCAATTAAAGAAATAATCTCTCCGGCCGGTCCACCGATTGATTTTCCAACATCAGTTAATGCGTCTGATAATTCATCCAACTGTGCTTTTACGTCTTTTTCTGCTTTCTTTACCTTTGCATCCTTTTGTACTACCTTATCTTTCGCCTCATTGTATCTCGAAGTCTTTTCTTTTACTTTATCCAAAGCCTGTGCCTCGGTCAGATAAGCTTTTGTGGAATCAATTTTACCAGTCTTTTCGTTGAATTTTGAGGACTTGACACCATTCTCTATTTGTGCTCCACCCTTGACAGCCTCGGCAGTCTGACGGGCATTCTCTAATTCCATTTGCGCATTAGCTAACTCTTCCTCTGCTTCTGCTAATTCTTTCTTCTTGTCAGATAATGATTGAAACGGGTTACGTGAATCCAATTCATCCATAATTGATTGAATAGTACTAGTATATTCGCGAAGCTGGTCCGGGGAAAGAACTTTGGCAGCCGTACTCTTTGCATTCTCTAATTGAGTAAGCAGAGAATTAAGAGTTTCAGAAGACGTTTCTTTCAGATTTTCAAATGCACGAACATACTCCGGAGACTCTTTCAACTTATCGTAATCCAGGCCCATCAATTCCATTCCCTTGTTCTTTGTTGCTTGAGCAATAGACCGATCAATTTGTTCAACCTGTTCTGTATCTCCATTCTTAACCGCTTGCTTACGTTGTTCCTGCAAGGTGGCAATATCTTCGTTGAATTTTCGTTCAATAGCAAGGCGTTGGTCCGTATAGTCTTGATACTGATTCAGCAAATCAGCTAAATCATCCCCACGATTGTACTTTAAATCTGTAGTTTCCTTTTTTTCATTAGCAACTTTATCAAATGCATCAAACTGTTTCTTTACTGGCTCTGACTTGACATATGCTGATGCATTGAAGATTTTATCTTTATTGTCAGGATTAGCATCAAAGGCGGAACGAGCATCTTCAATCACTTTTAACTTTTTGTCTTCAGCTTCGCGACCAATAGCCTGTAATTCTAGTTTATGATTGAGTTCCCTTTGTTTTAGAACCTTTTCACTGCTCTCTTTAAGCTTATTTATTTCAAGCTGCTCTAGTTGGTTTGCAGAGTCTTCTTTCATACGCTGTTGCTCTCTATTCTGCTTATCTAGCAGGAGTTTATATTTCTCCTGTTCTTCACGTAGCTTTTTCGCTTGGTCATCCTTCTTGGAAGATGAATCATAGACTTTTAATTCTTTTTCAGCCTCCTTTAGCTTCTTGACATTTTCTTTATAAGACTTTACCACAGCAGAATCTATCCCTTTGAACTTTCCGGCATCCATTTGCTTCTTTTGTGCTGAAGCGATTGATTCCAATGCTTTAGTAGCATCTTCTTTTTGTTTTGTCCAAAAGGCTTTATTTTGAATGGCAGCTTTTTCTTCTTCTTTCTTTTGTTCTTCCTTTGCTTTCTTCTGAATTTCATTTATTTTCTCTACTTCTTCTTTTGCAAGACGGGCAGACTCTGCAGCTTCATTCTTCTTTTTGGCTAATCGTCCAATTCTTATACTTAATCCTGGATCTTCAATACCATCTTTTCTATTTTTTTCAGCTTCATCGATAGCCTTTTGCCATTCAGCGGTAGCTGCATCAAGTTCTTCTTGCTTCATAACAGCTCTAACCTTAATCCCCATTACATATTGCTCATTTTTATCTTTGTTGAGTAGTTTTAAAATATCATGGAGTTCCATTGTTTTAATCTTCTCTAAATCAAGATTTTTTAAAACATTTGGCATTATAGATTGAAGTTGTTTGTATGCACTTAATTTATCAAATTGACTGGATGTTTCATCTCTTATAATATTGACAAGACTTTCTGCCTTATTTTTCAATTCATCAAAATGTTTTTTTTGAGTCTCCATAGCAGCATTATGCTTTCTTATAGCTCTTTCGGAGACAGATTCTGCTGTAGCACATTTGTAAATTGCATACCCAAGCCCTGCAAATGCGGCAGCTGCTAATACATAAGGATTAGTTAACATTGCAGCAGCATTTTTTAGTTGTGCAATAGTTTGAGCTTTGAGGGCTTTTGTCAATAAGATACGAGAAGATGTATTCTTTGCAATCATTGTTGCCTCAATAGCGTACAAGCCTTTCTTTAGGACTAAATCAGCGGCCTCAATAGCACGCTGTCGATTTACAATTGCTGTTACCGTTGCATATACTTGCTTAGCAGTACTTACAGCAAGAATACTGCCTTTGTATCCTGCAAGGGCAGTCGTAACAACAACTATTAATGCTCCTATTTCTTTCAATGCTTCTTGAGCGCTTCCGTCAGCAAAGGCTTCATTCATAGATTGCGCTGCACTGGATATTTCCTTTAAGATTTCTTTTCCTAACGGGCGAAGGGCAGCTGTTATATTATTACCAAGAAGCTTCATTTGATTCTCGGCTGATGAGGACATTTCTATAAAAGCAGCTTCTGCGGCACCTGTTGCATTTTTCATTTGTTCCAGATCGGACGCAGCACCTACTGCATTTTGTCCGGTTATCATTAGTGCAGCCTGTAAAGCTTCGTCGGTACCCAATAATTCTTTCATTTTTGTAGTACTTCCGTTTGCTTCGTTATAGATCAGCTGTAATGCTTCCTGGAAAGAACGTCCGGAAAAGGCTGCATCACCTAAATGGTTAGCCGTTCCCATAATTGCCGCACGTATTTTAGTCATCGCTTCGGCTGTTGGAACACCTTGTTTGGTTATTGATACGACAGCTGCTAGCACGTCTTCAATATCAATACCGAAGGACGAGGCAATGGGAGCAGCTTGAGCAATACTCTTTCCAAGTTCTCCCATTGTAGTTTTACCAAGCTTGGCTGTGGTAAATAACATATCAGAAACAGATTCTGCTTCAGAAGCTCCTTTTTTATATGCATTAAGAATTGTAGTGATAGCATCTGCCGAAGTAGCCGTTTCTGTAACGCCGCCGATAGCAGCCTTAGCAGATACTTTTAGAATATTCATAGCATCCGCTCCATCATGTCCTGCAGATACAATCTGATATAGTGCTTTCGCTGACTCTACGGCTCCGACTGGAACCTCTCTAGTCATATCAATAACGCTATTCATAAAATCGGTAAGACTGCCTTTTATCCCGCTTGAAAGAGTAGCAACTTCTTTCATGCTTTGCTGGAACTGCTTTTCGAAGTTATATGCTTCTTTGGCTGCTTGAGTAAAAGCGATTCCCGCACTAATGCCAATCCCTCCGAATACATCAAAAGCGGTAATTTCACCGGCCATTGCCTTTATGATTCCCATCGCTTCTTGACGCCCGGAATATAGCCCTGAATTATCTATACCTGTAGCGAAATATAACGCACCATCTTTATTCTGAATACCCATATAGCATTTATTCTTAAAATATAAAGAGGAGGTAAAATTTGGCTATTTCGAGAAGAATAAGCATCTTTGCAGTGTTCTAAGACCAAGGAACGATTTTTATTTCAACGTATTAGGGAGTTGATTCGCCTACTATACCACAATATAGGCTATCAATTCCCTTTGCTACATAATCCTAATGCGTTGCAATAGATTATGTTCCTTGGTCGGAAAGAATAGGGGAGAGATAGCCTTTTTCTATAATATATAAATTACTATTCATTAGCGCCATGACCAAGGAAAATGAGAACGTATCTGTAGCGAATAAAAGGAACTACACAGAAGAAGAAATTAATGCTGCTTACAAGAAGGGCAAGGATGAAGGAAGAATTGAAGGGATGCTCGCTTATCAGAAAAGATTGATTGAGAATCTACAGCGGGATAATGCATCTCTCAATCAGAAGCTTCAGGAGATTAAAAAATAATCCCCCATATCTTCACAGATACAAGGGACTAGAAAACATACTCTAAACCAATTTATAAAAAAACAGTTAACCTAATATATAAACACAATGGCAAATTACCTTATCGTTTGACCTTTCCAGCAATATCGTTATATTTCTTTATCCTGACTGTCTTACTAGGGTCATCAAAAGACGGAAGTTCTACCCACTCATAATCTCGTCCTTCAACATTTCCGTCTTCGTCAGTCGTCTTATTACGCTGTCTCATCACAAATGAGTACTCCTGAAGCAATATCTCTATTAATCCATAGCTACTATCCAACGTCTGATTAAACGTTAATCCTAGAGCTTCTTTTGCAATAACTAAGAATCTGCTTTGGTTATATCCTTCCAACTTTGCAGATTCTTCCGAGCGGCTATTATCTCCGTCTCTCGTAGCGGGCTCACGTTCCGAAGCATCGTGATAGAGGTACAAAAAGGGTGATACCCTATGCGATATATGATTGCATTGAATAATATGCGTATATCCTCCCATGTCGTATTGTCAATGAGGGCTTTTTTAAACCATGCCGGTGGATCACTAGGCTTGTTATGAATGCCCAGGCAAACGACATCAAGAAGTAGTCCTCCATATTTATTCATCAATTCTGGAAAATCAGCATTCAGCTCACCATCTTTCACAATCATTTTATCAATATCTTCCTTTTCAATTTCAAGGAGAAGCGGACGAATTCTAAACCATGTCCGGACAGTGATAGGCTTTATTACAATACAATCACCGGGATCCTTTCCTTTTGGAATAGAATCTCGGTTAGTAAAATCAAATGGAATCTTGACAGGCTGCTCCGTTACAGATTCCGATTCTTGCTGAAATAAGTTCTTTATACTCATAATTTCCTCAAGGAGCCTAGCCCGTTGTACTTCCGGGCAATACTTCCGGTTATTTGCAACTAA